ACTGTGATAACAGGCAGCACCTCCACACCTACATTCACAAATGGTAACCAATTTACTATTCAAACATCAGTGGCAAATTCAACTAGCCTGACTACCGCTGTGACTGCTACCATTAGCGGAACCACTGCTGCGGCATTTATTACTGCGGTAAGTTCTGCTGGTGTTCCTGGTGTGAGTGCAGCAGTAGATTCAACTGGTGCCATTGTGTTTACACAAAGCATTGGTGGCGTAATTGTGCTGGACAATGTGGGTGCTGGTACTGCCTTGAGCGACGCTGGTTTTACCACTGCTACCACTGGTTGCCGCAGTTCTGTAGTAGACGACGAAGTTACTCTGTTGCTTAGTGCATGGGAGGCACTGGATTACACTGCCAGCCCAACTGCACCAGATCAAGACCCAGCTGATGGCCGTTACTGGTATTATTCTACCACCAGCCAAGTTGATATCATGATTCAGAGTGGAACAGGATGGGTTGGATACCGAAACGAAACCAATGACGTTCGTGGCGATAATCTTTCTCTAACCGATCCAGCAGGACCACAAATCTCTGCCACAGCACCTACCACACAAAGTGATGCCACTGCGTTGGTGTATGGTGATCTCTGGATTGATACTAGCAATCTTGAAATTTACCCTGTGATCAAACGTTGGCAAAATGTTGAAGGTGTGGATCAATGGGTCCTGATTGACAACACTGACCAAACCACTGAAAATGGTGTGTTGTTTGCAGATGCTCGTTGGAGTCCCACAGGTACTGTGGATCCAATCACAGGTGCCTTGCCCACGATTGTGAGCCTGTTGACCAGCAATTATCTAGACGTTGATGCACCTGATTCTGCGCTGTATCCCACAGGCATGTTGTTGTTCAACACACGTCGCTCCGGCTTCAATGTCAAGAGCTTCCAGGTTGACTATTTTAATGCTGCTGATTTCAGCTACAGCACCTGGAGCAACAGCACTGCCTATGCTGTAGGCACTGCGGTGTTGTATAATGCAGTTTTGTATGTGGCTATTCAAGCTGGCACCAATCAGAATCCTGCTACACAAACATCTTACTGGGATCTTCTGGTAACCAATTCTTGGGTCACAGCATCTGGCAACAGAGCAGATGGAGCACCCAACATGGGCCGACTGGCACAACGTGCATTGGTTGTGGCAGCACTCAAGTCGGGTATTGATACCAGCATCACAATTCGTGAAGAACAAGCGGTGTTCAATCTCTTGGCATGTACTGCATACCCAGAATTGATTGTCAACATGTCTGCTCTCAGCAATGAGCGCAACAACACCTGTTTTGTGGTTGGTGACACTCCCATGCGCCTGGATGCCAGTGGCACTGAACTGGTTGCCTGGGCTACAAACAACAGCGGTCTTGGCACATTTGCCGGCGACGGCCTGACCACCAGCACACCATATGCTGCTGTGTTCTATCCCAGCTGTCAGACCACAGACCTGGGCGGAAGCACAGTTGTGACAGCACCTAGTCACATGATGGTACGCACAATAATTCGCAGCGACGAAGTGAGTTATCCATGGTTGGCACCTGCTGGCACACGTCGCGGCGTGATTGACAATGCAGCCACCATTGGTTACATCAACAGTCAAACTGGAGAGTTTGTGACCATTGGTAATAATCAAGGACTGCGTGACATTGAATACTTGAACCGTATCAATCCAATCACGTTTATTCCTGGTGTTGGTATTACCAACTTTGGTAACAAGACCATTTATGGTACTGCCAGTGCTCTGGATCGTATCAATGTGGCCCGACTGGTTGCATTCATGCGTGGCAGATTGGAAGAAATTGGCAAGCAGTTCTTGTTTGAACCCAACGATCAGATCACCAGAAACGAAATATCCAACGCTATCAACAGCCTGTGTATTGACCTGGTGGCCAAGCGTGGTATCTATGACTTCTTGGTGGTGTGTGATGATTCCAACAACACACCTGCCAGAATTGATGCCAATGAGCTCTGGGTTGACATTGCTATTGAACCTGTGAAATCTGTGGAATTTATCTACATTCCTCTGCGTCTCAAGAACACAGGCGAAATTGCTGCAGGCTCTGTGGCCACAGCAACCACTGTTTAACATATCGTTAGACTGGTAAATGGGGTGGCAACACCCCATTTTTTTTGGCCTCAACTGAGGTAAATAACTGCATAGGAGATTACAAATATGGCCGTTGCATCATTAACACGAATGACAGTGCCCTTGGCAAGCGATCAAAGCGCGAGCAACCAAGGCTTGCTCATGCCCAAACTCAAATATCGCTTCCGAGTAATATTTGAAAACTTTGGTGTCAGTACACCACGAACAGAATTGACCAAGCAGGTTATAGACTTCAAAAGACCTACCATGACGTTCGATGACATCCCAATTGAAATATACAACAGCACATTGCATCTAGCAGGCAAGGGCAAATGGGCCGATGTCACATGCAATCTACGTGATGATGCGTCCGGTGCTGTCAGCAAACTGGTAGGCGAACAGATACAGAAGCAGATGGACTTTCTGGAAATGGCCTCGGCTGCTTCTGGTATTGACTACAAGTTTACCACACGCTTCGAAGTGCTCGACGGCGGCAATGGCGCAGCCACACCGATTGTGCTGGAAACATGGGAATTGTATGGTTGCTATCTAAAAAGCGTGGACTATGGCAACATGGCCTACGCAGAAAGCACACCAGTGCAAATTGCCATGACCATTATGTTCGACAACGCCAATCAAACACCCAACGGCACAGGGGTTGGATCGACAATTGCTAGAACTGTCAACGACGTAGTAACAGGATAATCAACTATGGCTTTTGGCCAGGATTTCCTCAAAGGCTTTTTTGGTGGGCAAGGTCTCAAAGACTACTCCCACGCTTCCAAGACCTTTCGCACCAATGGATATGAGTATGCACCACGGAACAAGTTCTTGTTCCACTGCTACTTCAATATCAACACGTCTGAAGTTCGTCCATTGCAGGCAGTGTTCTCAGAGACTGAAAAAAGCACAATTGGCCTCATGGTCAAGACTGTGGAACTGCCAAAGTTCAAAATGGAGACCGAGGTACTGAATCAGTACAATCGCAAACGCCTGATTCAGAAAAAAATCAACTACGATCCTGTACAAGTGACCTTTCACGATGATGGTGGCGATCTGACTCGAAGCATGTGGTACAACTACTATGCCTACTACTACAAAGATCCCAATCAACAGTATGGTGGAGCCAGCAATCAAAATGGCAGCAGTGGTGCAATTCAAAGCCTACCAGGATTCAGCTACAACAATCGCGATATCTATGCCAACGACCGTCCTGTCAACGACTGGGGGTTCATTGGTGAAAGCTACAATCAAAGCAACTCAGGCAGCGGTGGTGTTGGATCAGGCGGCGACCAAAGTTCTGGCAAGCCTCCCTTCTTCAAAGATATCACCATCTATGGCATGGACCAACACAAATGGGTCAGCTATGTGCTGATCAATCCGCTGATACAGAGCTGGAATCATGACACCTACAACTACAGCGAAGGCGCAGGAGTCATGCAAAATACCATGAGCATACAGTACGAAACTGTGAAATATTATTCAGGTGCAATTGGTGCTGTGCGTCCTGATACCAATGTGAGAGGGTTTGCTGATCCTGCCTACTATGACAACATACGATCAAGCATATCTAGACCCGGCAGTACCAGCACAGTGCTGGGTCAAGGCGGTCTACTGGATGCAGGCATTGGCATTGTGCAAGATCTGCAGAGTGGTGGCGTGGCAGGTGTGATTGGTGCAATACAAACAGCAGGCACAGCCTACAACACATTCAAAGGTGCTGATCTACGATCTATTGTGAATGAAGAAGCCAATCTTGCTCTCAAAGACGTATTGAGAAACAGTATTCCTGCAGCGGTTCGGCAACAACCCGGCGGCAACGGCGGGTTTGTGTTTCCACGAGACCCTGCATTTGTTCTTGGTAGTCAACGTGGTACACAAGTAATAACACTACGAGAATAACATGGGCGACACAGTCAATTCAGTCAATACCAATGTAGATCTCACAGTGAGAATCTTTGATCAATTCTACAGCTACGAACAGTTTGTTGCAGTGGAAGAATACGATATTGTGTATAGTTTTTTGAGGTCAGTGTTTACCACTGATCAGGCTGCAGGCAATTTCACCGTGGCCTTGTTTAGAATTGCTGCTGAAACTAGAACCAACGTGCTGAGTATTCTGGCTATGCTGGAAGGACAAGGTCAGATGCAACTCAGCCAAACTCTAGCATACTATCTCAACAACATGAGAAGCGGCTCAACCCTGTTGGGATTTGGCGCATCAGTGACTCCCAACTTCTACACAGCAAGAAACGTGCTGCCGTGATCACTGGATTCAGCCATGGCTAACTTTGCAAAAGGTGTATTTCAACCCAAGAATCCTGCCAAGTATGTGGGCAACAAAAGCCCCACTTATCGCAGCAGTTGGGAACAGGTGTTCATGACATTCCTGGACAACAACGACAACATCATGCAGTGGGGATCAGAATGTGTGGTGATACCGTATCGTCATCCGCTAGATGGCAAAATGCACAACTACATTCCAGATTTTCTAATCACATACCGTACCAAAAACAACACCACCCGAGCAGAACTGGTGGAGATCAAGCCCAGAAAACAAAGCATCATTGAAGAAAAAATGAATTCAAAGGAACGTGCTATTGTGGCAATCAACTATGCCAAATGGGCGTCTGCTCAAAAGTGGTGCAACCAACAAGGGCTAACCTTTCGCGTAATCAATGAAGAGCACATCTTCCATCAAGGTGGCAAGAAGTAAATAATGCAAAGTGATGATAAGTATTGTTATGACAATATATTATCTTTACAAAAAAACTCACAATACCACAGGACTAAGTTATTTAGGATTTACACAAGATGATCCTTATACATATCAAGGATCTGGCACACGGTGGTTACATCATATTAAAAAACACGGATATAATGTAACTACTGAAATTCTACACGAAACTACGACTAAAGAAGAAATAAAAGATAAAGGTCTGTATTACAGTAACCTATGGAATGTAGTTGTTAGCAACGAATGGGCAAATTTAAAACCTGAAACTGGAGAAGGTGGCGGAGTTCCAGGAATGCATAAGGGAAAAAAACGCCCTCAAGAACACATTGATGCAATGAAGAAAGGATGGGCTCGTGCAAAAGAAAACGGTTACCAACCATGGAATTATGGATTATCAGGCTTTAAAGGCCCGTGCCAACCTATTATTTTAGTATCTCCTGATGGAAAGAATTACTCATATGAAAGTATGAAGCAAGGCTGCAAAGAAAATAATTTACTCTATACAAAAATGAGTAGCGTGAATAGTGGCAAACTCAAGCAACATCGTGGGTGGACTATTCTTAAGGTGCAAATTTAATAACGGTAAATACGTCATGTCCCTTCCGACCAACAAAAAACTTGAGGCCTTGTTTGATTTGCCAACTAGTGCAGACTCAGACGACACAGTGGTGTATACCACTGAACAAACTCAAGCTGCTATGATCGAAATTGACACCACAATAGACAAGATTGACGCTGCCTTGCCCGGCATTAGAGACCTTAGCTCGTCGGATACTGAAATGGACGACTTGGCCAAAAAAGCCACAGACACCTTTGATGAACTAATGAGTTTGGGTATGCAGGTGGATTCAAGATTTGCTGCTGAAATTTTTGGTGTTGCAGGCACCATGCTGGGCCATGCACTCACAGCCAAAACAGCCAAACTCAACAAGAAACTTCGAATGATTGATCTACAGTTGAAAAAAGCCAACCTGGATATAAAAATCGCAGACTCAGACACTGCACCGGCACAGTCGGGCCAAGGACATGTGATAACTCGCAATGAATTGCTGGATAGATTGCTGGGCGACAGAAACACAAATGCCAAAAAAGGCTAAATATCACATAGGACCCTAATATGAAAAAATTTCATCAATATCTTTCCGAAAGCGAACGCACATACAATTACCGAATCAAAATTCTGGGTGATGTGCCGTCAGGCTTTATCGGAGAGCTCAAAGAAAAGCTCAAGCAGTTTGACATTGCAAAAATGTCAGACAAAAAAACCACACCAGTACAGCACCTGCTCAAGGACTTTCCTGGTGCAGAAAACGAAATGGTAACATCAGTTGATGTGAGCTTTAGATACCCTGCTATTGAGCCGCAGGTGCAACAGTTGGCACAGTTGTTGGGATTCAACCCCAACAGAATCCGCCTGCTTACACAACCATACGTGGACAGCATTGACAAAGAGATCACAGATATTGAAGCACAAAACAAAGACCTGATCAAGGACACTGCTTATCCTGCACCTGATGCGGCTCAACGTGCCTTGTCAAAGGACTATTCAACAGGCCCATACGATCATGCAGTGTTGAAAAATGCATATCGCAGTGACTTTACTATTGCTGGTGGTCGAACTCCTCCTGCAAAAACCACAAATGATTTGCCACAGGGCAACACCAGCCCAATGACCAATATCAAACGTCAGCCCAAGCCTGCTACTGGCTACAACACAAGAGGATAAACCATGACATTTTTCTATGATCTCAATAAAAGACTCGACAGCATCCGTGCCACACCAGAAGTTACTAACCAACAACTCAATGAGCAGGCCAGTCCACTAACTCAAGTTCTCAACGAACGATCAACAGGCGACTACTCTGCTGTCAAAGCAGCCGCTGGCAAAGACATTGGCAAGCCAGGCAAAAACTTCTCAAAGATTGCTGCAGGTGCAGCCAAGCGTTATGGCAGCGAAGAAGCAGGCAAACGTGTGGCAGGTGCTGTGTTGAACAAACTGCGTCATCCCAAAGAAGGCATGGGCTTTCTTGGAGAAAAAGACGTTGAAGAAGCGTATAATCCCAACAGTGTTGGTGCTGAAAATCGCAGAGGTCTGGACGCAAGTCATGCAGCCAATCTTAGAAAGAAAGCTGCTGCTGGCGATGCCAAGGCTCAAGCAGCACTGCAACATCTCAAAGACAAAAAAGAACGCATGAGCAATGATTTCACAAGCCGTATGGAACGTGAAAGTGCTGGCATGGACGAGTCAGCATTGCAAGCTGCATTTGGCAAAAAGAAATATGGCGATCAAGGCATGAAGGCCCTGCAAAAAGCAGGAAGAGATAATGCCAGCGACAAGACCATGAGCAAGATTCGCAATCGTTATGACAAGTATGATGAAAGCATGGACGAAGCCAGCAAGCCAGACTTCCTGGACATTGACAAAGATGGTAACACGACAGAGCCAATGAAATCTGCTGCTCGAGGTATGAAAGAAGGTGGCATTCCGATGACACCCAAGCAACAGAAGTTTGCTAAATTAGCAAAACCCTTTGACAAGATCACTTTTGCTGACAAGATTGTTGGTGCCAAAAAAGAAGTTGACGAAATGCTAGGACAAGTAGCAGCCGATGCTATGAAGAAAGCCGTGCGCGGCCGTGATCAAGACATGGAAGAAGCCAGTACCGGCAACGCATTTGATTACAAAAATTTTAAACAACCTGAAAAACAAAAGCCCACTAGCTTTGTTCACAAAGGCACATACGGCACTGAGTATGATGGCGACAAAGAAGATGCTAAGGCAATTCGCACAAAGAAACAGGCCGCAGCAGATGCTGGACAAGGCTCACGTGGTCGTGGTCGTCCCAAGAAAGGTGCATCAGTGGACACAGGCGAAGTCATGAAGCCAGACTTCAGTGCATTTGGAGACAAGGTCA